TTCAAAATCGAGTTCACGAACGGCTCGATTATCTACTTCCGGCCTGCCGGCGCTTATGGCGATCCGTTCCGGTCGCTCCACGTTGACCTGATTCTTGTTGACGAAGCGGCGTGGTTGTCTGAGAAAGCGTGGAAAGCGCTGAGGCAATGTCTGAAAGCCGGTGGCCGGATGCGGATTTATTCGACGCCGAACGGACTGCGCAACACGACTTACTACCGGCTGACGCATTCAAAGAAATGGAAGGTTTTCCGTTGGCCGTCGTGCCTGAATCCGGACTGGACTGCGGAGCGCGAGGAGAAACTCATCGAGTGCTACGGCGGCAAAGACACCGCCGGATGGCAGCACGAGGTCGCGGGAGAGCATGGCCGACCGAGTTACGGCGCGTTCAACATCGAGCATCTCACGATGTGCAGGCAGGATATCCCAGAATATGAGTGCATAGAAATCACCGGGAATGAATTGAAAGACTGCGAGAGCGAGGAAGCCGTCGCCGACCGGCTCGACATGCTTCTCAATCTCGCGCCCGCGGATGGACTGTTCTGGATCGGATCGGATACCGGGTATACCGCCGATCCCACCGAAATCGTTGTTTTCAAGGAGACAACCGAGAATGAAAAAAATGTACTTCGCCTTATTCGCCGCATTCACATGGAGCGTGTGGCCTATCCTCATATTGCCCAGGTTCTCGCTCTTCTGGACCGTTATTACAATCCCGCCGGGATTGGCGTAGACGCCGGCGGCAACGGACTGTCCGTAGTGCAGGAACTAACCGCGCTCAATAAATACAGAGAACTCAATCTCGCACCGAGACTGCGCGGGTACAACTTCGGAAGCTCGGTCGTCATCGCCGAGAACGACAACGGTCGGCCCGTCAAAAAACAATGCAAGGAATACATGACGAGCCTGATCAACAAGGGGCTCCAGTCACGGCAACTCATACTCCCGGCGTCCGACGTCGAGATCGAAAGCCAGTTCACTACCCACACGTATTCGATGAAAACCGGGAACATCATTTACTCGAAGGGTGAGGATCACATAATCGACGCCGTGCGATGCGCCGTGATTATCAGGGAACAGGAACGGCTCGACGGGATCGGCGGAGTTGTGGGTGACCTGCCTCTGCCCGTCATGACAAATCCGATATTCGTTTGAAAGGTATTTTCCGAATGACCGATCAGGAACTCATAAAAGAAACGATGGCGGATGTTACCGACCTGTTGTTGCGCAAGAACCGCGACTACGGAAGCAGCTTCCGAAAGCCGGGCATTGTTTCCGGGGCGCTCGACGCGAAAATGAAACTTCTTGTGCGCATCGACGACAAACTCGAGCGGTTCGCTAACCTGCTGGCGAAAGGCACGGACGGCGACGTCGCGGACGAGAGCGTTTCCGATACCGTGACCGACCTGATCGGCTATTTCGTTCTGCTTCGCATCCTTCTTGACGAAAACAGCCGGAGCGGCAGGCCGATGAGCGTGATAGAAGCGGAGCAGAAATCGTAGCACCCGAATATTACGGAGGCAATGATGAGCATTAAAACAACCGGAAAGAGAAAACGGCCATGGCACTGGAGCCGTATAACCGGCGTGCTCAGGACTGAAAACGACATGGGAACAGCGGCGGAGATGAATTCCTCCGCATTCGGAGATCAGGTCGTGAGCGACGCCATCCCCAAGATGTGGGAGGAGCGCGCCGTGAAGGCATGGCAGTTTTACGTCGAGGAGCCAATCGTCCAGAATGCGATAAATTCATGGCGCACGTTCGCCATCGGCGATGAAATACAGTTCAACTGCGACAATGAGGACGTCAAATGGGAAGTCCGGGATTTCGCCGAACGGGTAGAACTCAATAAAATCGTCAAAGACAGCGTGCTCCAGTGCCTTGTGAAGGGCGAAACGATATGCTTCAAGCGCTACGCGAAAGACGGAAAGGACATCGACGAGGTTGTGTGCGTCAACCCGGTCAGCGTGAAATTGCGCCACGAGAACGGCAAACTCGTCGAGGCGAAACAGACACCTGAAACCGGCGAGCCGATTGACCTGCCGCTCGATCAACTGCTGCACATAAAATGGAACGCGCCGTCCTACTCGGCACGGGGCAACTCGATGGTCGTCACGGCCTTCGAGTCCATCGAGCTGCTCCGCGATTACCGCAGGGCCGAGCGCGCCGTGGCCAAGCGCTGGACCACGCCGCTCCGGTTCATTCAGGTGGGCGGGCAGTTCGGACAGAAAACCATCATCCCCGATCAGAAAACCCTGAACAGTGTGCGCGATATGCTGAACCGCATGGATTTGAAGGCCGGGCTGGTCGTGCCGTTCTACGTGAAAGCGGAAACTTACGGCACCGAGGGACAGGTGCTCGACACGGAAAAGAAGATCAAGGAGATCAAAGAGGACATCATCATCGCGCTCGGTCTGGCGAAGTCGCTCATCACCGGCGACGGCCCGAATTTCGCAACCGCCGCCATCGGCATGCAGAAGATGGTCATCATGCTCAAGGAGATCAAGCAGGTCGCGCGAAACATCCTCAACTGGATTATCTGGGACTGGCAGAAGCTGCACGGATACGAGGATAAAAGCATCAATTACATTTTCAACGATCTCGATCTTACAAACGAAGTCGACATCAAAAAGCTTTACATCGAACTCTTTGACCGGAAACTCATCTCGCGCAACAGCCTACAGATCAAAATGGATCTGAACCCGGAAGTCGAAACCGCGAACACGGAAACCGAATCCAAACTACCCATAGAAGTGACCGATCCGAAAATCATCATCGACATGGTGAATTCCGGGATCATGTCCATCGAGGTAGCGCAGGAGAAACTCGGCCTGGACAAACAGAAGAACCGCCCGGCGACCGCAGACTGGGATTACAGGCCGCCCGCGGCGACCGGGACTGCCGGGTTCGACACGATCTGTGATGAGTGCGAGTTTTTCGATGACGAAAACAACTGGTGCGACGCGCTCAACAGGGAAACCGGCTTCGATGCGCGGGCATGCCGTTCTTTTGAAAAGAAACGTGACAGGGAATCGTGTAAATGCGAGCAGTAGCCGTTGAAAAAACTCTTCATGATCGGATCATAGAGGCCACTGCGGTCTCGCTTCATAACCGCGACCTCTATTCCGAGCAGACGGTTGCCCGCGTCCTGGATTCACTTCAACGCGCGGAAAAGGACGTCAAGGCGAGTCTGCTTTACTATGCGAATCTCGGTTCCCTGCCCGAGGGCAAGGCCGTCAACCAGGCGTCGCTTAGAAAGCTTCGCAACCGGATCGGCGGAATCATCCGGGACGTTCAGGACGAGCACGCCCTCATTATGAAAACCGCCGTCAAAGAAAGTTACAAGGCGGGCATTCACAGCGGCAGCGGCGATCTCGTCAGGGCGAAAATGCCCTTTTACCGGGACCTCACGCCGGACGGCATCAAACAGTGCGGGAGCAACATCTTCACGCTGATCGATAAAAATGCGCTGGATTTCATGGCGAATTACAACGTCCAGCTCGCCGGTGATGTGTCTCGCGAGTTGACTGACGGGATCAACCGCGCGATTCAGGTAGGAATTGTGTCCGGGAAAAGCGTTCCGGAGATCGCAAAAGACATCGGGCGGGTGGTGCGTGATCCGGAGGAGTTCCGCAAAGCCGGAAAAACCGTTTTCAAAACTGCGCAGCACAGGATGGAGCTGATCGCCCGCACGGAGACGCTTCGGGCGCATAATCAGGGCCATCTGAAATTTTACCGGACGGTCGGAGTTCAGAAGGCGGAATGGATAACGTCCGGAGACGAGCGGACCTGCCGGGAATGCGCAGAGCTGGACGGACGTGAGTTCCCGGTTGATAAATTCCCCAATCAGCCACTTCATCCGGGATGTCGATGCAGTTCCGTAGTTGCGTATCCCATCGACATCTGCGGGGCTAAAAATCGCGGCGCCACGGCGGCGACCGCGGAAGCCGCGTGCATCCTGCCGCCTCAGACTATCGAGGAAATGGCGAAGAAAAAACAGTCCGAGGCAATAAAGATCGGGCAGTACATGTCAAAAGGATTATGGAACAAGCTTACCCTCAAACAACTTCAGGACCAGGCCAAAGCGAACGGTATCTCCATCGCCCGCACAAAAGCCGACTTCCTCAAGATCCTCAAGAGTAAAACCGGAACAGACTTCTCGCATCTGTCAGGCAAGGAACTGAAAGCGCTCCTGAAAGAACATAAAATCGCCGCGCTACGCAGTAAAGACGATCTCATTGATCTTTTGAAAGCAAAGGTCAAACATGAGCAGGCGCCGGACTTCGCGTCCATGCCGGTTTCAAAGCTGAAAGACCTGGCAAAAGAAAAAGGTATTTCACTGAATCTGACCAAGCAGGAAACCATAGACATCCTGGACGCGCTGGAACCCGGTGTGGATCACAGCATGCTTTCCGGAAAAACGCTGATCGAAGCTAAAAAGAAATTCAATCTCCCGATTCTCAAAACAAAAGAACACCTCGTAAAAGCGCTTGAGAAAAATTTCAAAGAGGAACTCGGAAAGAAGGTCGCCAAAGAGGCAGTCGTCCAGGTTGCCGAGGAAACAATCAAAAAGGAAAAAGCGCAGATCGTTTCCCTGCTGGACAACGTGAAGGTTTCCATCGATCCGAAGGATTACAAATCATTCCTCG